CTTCTTCAACCTCTACTTCAGTCTCATCATCCGCTTCGATTTCAGCAACGGCGTCTTCAAGATCCTCTTCGCTAACCTCAAGTTCAGTTTCGCCGTTAAAGATTTGACCAGCAACGCGCACTTTCTCTGCTTCAAGGGCATCGGATACTTTTGCTGACATAAGGTCGGCAAACATCTTCTGTGAGTCCAAAGCGTTGTCGCCAGCAATGGCGTCCAGCATGTCTTCAATAGAAGGTGTAATCACTTCAACGTCTACAGTTTCATTATCACTCATCATTTTCTCCTAATTACGAGTTATTTTCATCATCGTCGTTCTCAGGCATCTCGCCAGATTCGACTTCTTTATCTATTTGCTTGCTCATGTCTTCCATTTCTTCTTCAGTGAAGCGGAAGATATTTTTCATTACCCACTCTTTAGATAGGTATTCTCCAACGTACTGTGCTGCTTGGTCCATTGTCTGAAGTTTCGACGCCAGTACCTCAGCATCCTTGAGTTCAGTGTAGTGGTTGTCTTTATAGAACTCTACACGGATGCGGTTGTTAAACAACTCAATCCAATCACTGTCAGTGATGACACCCTTCAGTACCAGATTTTGGCGAAGGATATGGAAGAACAGTTTAGAGAACCTTGCACGTAACCTAGATATAAACTTCTGAAACTTAATCTCTTCTCGATTGATTTCAGTAGCACGACCCAGAGAGAACGCTTGCTCTTGCTCAAGACGAGATACTGGTACGTTCAGTGCTTGGTATACCTTACGCTGGAAGTAACGAACGTCATCGATCTCACCAAGGTTCTGACCGCCTGGGAGTGTTGACACCTCAGTACCACGACCGCCTTCACGACGAGGTAACCAGAAGTCGTCAAGCATAGACATGTGCTTACGTGAGTCCTTTAGTTCGCCAGTCGCTTGGTCATATACCAGTTTGTTCCTGTAACGAGTCATCAGGTCGTTTACCATCGCGTCTGCCTTACCCTTCGGCAAGTTACCAGTATCAACATAGAAGATACGACGCTCTGGTGCACGTGCCAGACGGTAGATGATCAAGGAGTCTTCCATCATGCGCAACTGGTTGATTGGGCGCAGTGCTTTATGGATATGGGAAACAACCTTCTTTCTACTTTCATCAAGTAACCCAGAGGTGATGTAACTGACGGAGTCGTTGCTCAGACGTACAGCATTGTTCTTTGGGTCGACAGAATGCGAAGCACCGCCCTTCTTATCAGAGACTGGTTTCTCATTGTAGATGTAGAATTCGTCAACAGAATCCACAAGAGAGATGCCTGTGTTTGGGTCAGTCTTCTTCTTGACGTTTTTAACTTTACGGATCTTGGTGGAGTCGACATAACGGACTTCTTGTATGCCCTGTTTGAGGTTGTTCTTGTCAACTACCAAGTGGTGGTACATGCGTCCGTCGATGTACCATGAACGAAACATATCATGAGCACGTTCATTGAACAACAACATATCGAGGACGTTCTGGAACTCTTCATGAATCTTGTTCTTGATATTTTTTGAGACGTCAACCGCGTCGAGGTTTAACTCAACTACGTTCTCGTCGTCAGGAATTACGATCGCCTCGTTGACGATTTCTTCGATTGCCATATCGACTTCTGGATGAGTCGCAGAAGAGCGATATTTGTTTATAAGGTCTGCTTGATCTTTGACTTGAAGATCAGCATATATGTCCATGTGCGTTCCATAATGAAACGAGGGCGAAGTGACATATCCTGCGCCATCATCGTCAGTAGGGGCAACAATAGATCCCATGCTGACTGGTTGGACCGCATCTTCGTCCTTCTTTGCTCTTTTAATTTCGAACCCGAACATTGACACTGCCATTTTTTGTTTCCTATAATTGTGAAAAAAGCAGGGGAGATTTCCCTCCCCTGCTACTACTTATACAGACTCTCTACACCTTAGTTGGTGTTAGAGTTTGTCCAGTAGTCGTACTCGATCGTAACAGTGAACTGCTCAATCTCGCCCGCTTGGGCGTAATCAAGGTCGATCGCTGATACGTTAGTTGGGAAACAGTTCTTCAGTTCATACTTCTTAACTGCGTTTCCAACTTGATCAAGTTGCTGTACTTCCATAGTGGAAGTGTAAGTGACACCAGAGTTATTTGCCTGAACGCCTTCGTTCTTCTGGTGACTGTTGATCCCGTCCATCCAAGTTTCGAATGCATCACGGACTGCGAAGTTTGTATCGTTATAGACAGTAATTGTCCATGGTTCGAAGGTACGATCACCAGCGAGTTTAACGATACGCCCACGGAATGGGACTTCTACAGCAGCGACAGTTGAAGCAGGAAGTTGTGCAGCACGACACATGAAGTTAGTCAGATCCTTGTTACCACCAGTATATCCTGGGAAGTTCACAAGTACTGAGAACATGTTTGAACGAGCACCGCCACCTGTCAACTTTGAACGGAAGTCATCTACTTTTAAAATTGCCATTGTTATATCTCCTTAGATGTCTTCGATTACGACAGAGTACCAATAACTTCTTCAAAGTCAATTCCGGAGCGAGTAGCAACGAAGTTGAGAGAGATGAAGTTAATAGAGTACGCAGGTTTGATGAATATTGACGCGACCAGTTCGTTACGAGCAATCACTTCTGGAGTGTTGTTTCTCTCGTCACACTGAACGAAGAAATCCTCAATACCACGTTGTGCTTGAATACCGCGAAGCAGTGGTTCGACGATCGCTACCATTTCTGAGCGAGTAAATTCATCGTTAAACTCGAACATAAAGTTGCGAGCAGCGAGAGCGACTGATTTTTCAACCGCGAGGAACAAACGACGTACATTGATGCGATCAAACGCAGATGGACGTGATTGCTTAGTCTTGTCTCCGAACAACAGGATACCGCGACCAGAAAACTGAACAACTGGGTTTACACCCTTCTTGTACAGACTGTCACGCTCTGCCTTTGTAGGAGAGTAGGCAAGGTTAGTTACACCGAAGTATTCACCACGACGCTCACCAGCAGGAGAGAACCATGGACCGAATCCTGCATCAGTTGCCGCCATGAGACCAGCAGTACTGGACGCAGCAGGAACATAGATGTAGTTATCGTTGTACTTATCGTAAACACGGAGATAGTTGTTATCAACAAACAGGTAGTTAGAACTTGGGAACCTGTCAGTAGTGGTCAGAGTATCTGTCACTGGGTTGATGTTATTAACAACCGCTGCGCGGTTTGGTGAAGTTACTACAACGCAATCCTTACGGGTAGCGCCAGCGATACCAGCGAGATCAGTAACAACAGTTACTTGATCGTCAGCAGTGCTGAGACCTGGAGCGATTAAGATCTGAACGTCAATCTCGTCTTTGTCTTCGAATTTATCGAAACCAAGAACGTAGTCGCCAACGTCAAGAGCGTCGTGGTCATTACCACCGCCCAGAGCGCCACGAGCAGAGTCGTTTGACCAAGAAAGGTTAGTTGCGTAGTCAGTAGAAGTACCACTTGGAGCAGTGCCCCAGTTGTCTCCGTGAACCATGTTCACTGAATCGAACTCGCCGAACCACAGGTACTCAGAACCGTTGTTGATGACAGACTTGATGAAGTTATCTCCACCGTCAACAGTCTTTGCGCCAGTTGCAACAGATACATATGGGAACACTTCAAGGACAGTGCCCTTGGTGCCAGTGATAAGACCATCACTATCGACAACAGCAACGTGTACTTCGTCGTTAGTTACAGTACCTGGCTGTTGTTGTGCCCATTGAGAAGTTCCTGGAGTGCCATCAAAGTTGGTGCCGTAGTCCCAAGAGTTGAATTCAGTAATAGTAGTTGCAGAAGATGCAGATTCACCAGACTCAATTGCAAAGATAGAAACTGCAAGAGAGTTACCGAGAGCACCTGGGTACTTAGCAACGAACATGTCAGTAGGAGTTGAGCGTTCAAAAGATTGCTCGTTCTCAACCAAAGTACCAACACCAGACATAGTTGCGTTATACGCAGAGTCGGTGGCAGCGCCTTGTGATACTTGACGGTTTACGATAAGGTTTCCAGAGTAACGGAGATACTGCGCAGCAGAGAAGTAGTCAACAGCGCGTGTCTGGTCAGGAGTACCGAACAGAGCAGCGAGTTGTCCTTCATTCTCAATACGAGTAGGTACGTTTACTGGTCCCCACTTGAATTGTCCCACAAAACCGGACAAAGAAGTTTCGACGTTTGGTGTAACACCAGTTAAGTCGATTTCTTTGACAACGATTGCTGGAGACACAGAAGGTGTAGTTAGTGCCATTTTTATTTCCTCGTTTTCGATCGAAAAATTATATGCATGCATTATAAGAAGGACACTCAGAAGAGTGTTCAATGCATATATTTATACCAGACCGAATCTACAGGTTAGTCTTGGTGGTACATGCTCCAAGGATCGAGTTTATCCTCATAGGAGATCTCTTCCACACCATCGCAGTGGTAACCGAAAGGAGGAACGTCGTCTTCAATTTCTTGCATCCTTCTCTCGAACATCATCTTCTTTACGTCGATATCGGTCATCTCCGCAAAGAAGGTTGTTTGCACCAAGTACCCCAACATGACTAGGTTCATCACCAAGTCATCGTGGTTTCCGTCTGATGCCTCATAGGAAGCACCTTTAGACTCAAACGTAGAAATCTCTAGTATAGTGTTTTCGTCTACGATGTCAAGTTTATTTTCTTCCATCAAGTCTTTAAATCCCGAGCAACCCAGACGCTTGGTTCGGCGGGTCATTTCCACTCCGATGCCAGAGGATTTAACCATAGACTCCATGTGGACGTTTTCGTATTCCATCTCGTGGTAGATTCCGTTACAAACTACCGCGCCTGCATCGTTGGATTCAATCACAACGTATGCCTTATTGTACGATGTCGCCCACTTATAGATTACGTCTGGGAAGAGCAACGGGGAGATGAGGTTGTTACGGTAAACAGCAACCTGCTTAAAGGGTCTGCTTGATATGTCAATGACGTTAAACGTAGAGTAATCTTGTCCCCTACCTTTCGCCACGTCCACACACATAACGTACTGAGACCCCTTACGAGGTTCATCGTACACAAGCAGGTCTCCACCCTCAAGTATTCTCTTTGGACGACTTGCAACCAGACTCAGTAGATGCTCTGGGTTAATGAGCGTGTTGCCTGTACCAAAGAATGTGTTACCAAATTCTTGGTCAAACTGGATCTGTGAGGAGTTTGCAATGGTCTGTTCTTTCCACTCTTCGTCTCGGCCAGGTACGTCCCACCAGTCAACACGGAATGGTTTGTATTCGTTCACCTGTTGCACCGCGCCTTCCCAAATCTTATGGAATGGGTTTCCGATACCATTAGCAGTAGAGGTGATGATAACCTTGGTGTCTTTACCAGAAGAAACTACAGGATAAGTCGAGGTGTAGAAGGTGGCAGCATTTTGAACGAAAGCAAATTCGTCCAAGAACAAGAGGTTCACTGACTGTCCTCGAATAGAAGAACCAGAGGTAGCAGCAGCAAATATCTTTGAGTTGTTACTGAAGTCAATGTTGTTCTTGTTTACCGCCTTACATCCAGGTTGCAAATAGAACGGTAGGTTCTCCATCATCAGAGTTATACGCGATAGCATTTCCTTTGACGTGGCGTGTTTGTTCGCTACGATTGCGACATTCTTTTCTGGATGAAAGAGCGCATACCAAAGAAGGTATGCAACAGAGGAGATAGACTTACCAGACTGACGACAAGCAAGTACGACAGAGAAACGGTTGTCGTTGAAGTGGTCGAACATCTTCTCCTGATATGGATACAGGTCGAAGTTCACAAGACCTTTATCAAGGTTAATTACTTTGAGATGTTCTCTTGCGAAGTGTGCGGGGTCTGCCATACACTTGGCATATTCTGCTACTTTCTCTTGGGTCCAATCTTCTTCAACGCCATCGCGTTTTATGTGCGGGTTGCCGAGATATGATGTATCAGTTTTATTCTTCGTCGTGTCTATGATCGATTGCGTCATGATTAGAACTCACTTCCTTTTCGTTAATATCTTTTAACATTCTCTGCAATTCAGTTGTAGATCCAACGAAGACATTGTTAGTTGTAGTGCCATGAGGCAGCGCAGCAGTTGTTGGTGCGTCTACTTTGTCCAAGTCTTTTTTCTGCTTTTGCAGGGTAAGCAGTTGGTTGGATACGTCTGCGGTATCCTTAATGAGTTTGGCAAGAACCTCGTATGCTCTTGGATGTTCTGATGCCTTTGCGACCTCGAGCATTTCCTCTACACCGTCACGACCTTTACAGATCATATCGTATAGAGTTTCTCGGGCGAAGTCGAAATCGTTGTCTTTATCAGAGTCACTCATGCCATTAACTTTCCTTGTTGATGCAGAGTATATATAGTCGCTTCACCACAGTCAAATGCTATGGCAGCACTTGCCCTGTAGTTTCCGTTGTTCTCGTATCCGTGGACCTTCTGCGAATCAGCGACATAACAGGGCGACCACTCTACTTCGGCAACCTTTGTATGTCCCGCTTCGTTATAGTATTCCAGAGGTGCCCATTCTTCAGCATCGTATGGGGTTAGGGGCAGGAACATTACCGCCTTTCGGTATTCCCTGAAGTGTTCCCAATCTTTATGCGGTGACATGAACCCATAAGGTTGAGACCCCTGCAATATTATGTATGCTATGTGCTCTTGTGCCTCAGGGTGGATCATATCCCAAAGTGTCTTCAACTCAGGGGTATGAAAGTTCGCAACGTATGACGTGCCCTCCATCGCGGGGCAGGAGTCTATCTTGTTGATTGTATACAAGACATCTTCTATCGACCTTGATTTGTCAAAACGGTAAACGATCTCAGGGTTTATTGCTTGCGACATGTCGGGGGCGACGTTCTCTATTTTAGATTGCTCTATAAGAGTGTTCCTCAAATCTTCCGATAATGTCACTCCCTCAACATGGAAGAAGTAATCTGGTTTACGTGGTTGTGTAGTCATGTGGCACAAATTGGTCGCTATCAAGTATATCGGTGACTATAGTGTAGTCAGAGTCTGGACTCACTGGTTGCGGGTTAGTTTCTACCCGAACCGTCTCAAGGTATTTATCCGAGTCTGCTGCATTGACATCCATGTTATAGAGGTCCATATCGATACGATTAATGAGTTCGCCTTCTGCTGCCTTTGGACCGTAGAAAGAAACTTTCATATCAAACGAAAGGGTGTATATGATAGTCCTTCTTGCTTCCATGGCACCCTCGAAGTCGTCGGTAAAGGTCACAGACTGAAGGATTACAGGAACGTCTTCCACAATATCAACTTCGTCGACTGGTTTAACCGACAGAGTATATTGGGGTGCGAAGTATGGGAGTATTTGCTCGACCACTTGTAGGGCATCATCATGCTGTTTGGCATAGATGCTCATCTCAAATGTTATGATGTATGGAGTTGCTGTGTAGAACTTTTGACCCTTGCCAGATTCGGATCCAGGTTTACAAAAGGAATTCATTTTTGGTAACTGGCGGTTGGCGTCGTATTGTATGTTGACGATCTCGAAAGACATACGCGGCAACTTGATAGCGAGTTGCCTCTCGTTATCTTCTCCGTTGTTCATCTCTGCAATACGCTCAAGGAACTTGCGCTGAGGTGCATATGCCAGAGGAACTTTCATCTGGTCATAGACATTGTCGCCATGCTTGCGTATGATGTAGAGGTTGTTAAACATCGACCCGAAGATAGCAACCGACCGACGAACCCGTTCGTTGTAAAAGTGTGTACCAAACATCAGTTAATGTCTCCGAATGGGTTTGACTCGCTGAAGTCTAGGAACTCAAGCGCAGAAACATCAAACGAAGTCACATTACCATCTGCACCGCCAGGACTTGCTGGTTGTATCTCTTGTAGTTCTTGTATAACTGTCGGAAATGCCTTGGCACCCGAGGTGTCACCGACGATGAGTTTGTTGCTAGCGAATGCCTTGTAGTCCCCAGAGTTGTTCCCAACATGGGCAAGACGAAGTATGTTGCCACCCTCTGATTGATCAGAGTCTTGCCAGTGTACGACCTCGCCCGTTACGTTGTATGTCGGGAAAGTTTGAGT